GGAAACATTACTGTCCTGGCATTGAAAATGCGGGCCTCTAACCAATTGAGCGCACAGTCCAGTCGACGTATCAATGTGGTTTCTACACGTAAACTACCAACATGGAATGGTACTACCTGGAGCAGTGCCGTTGCGACCAGAAACCCGGCGTGGGCAATCGCTGATATTTGCACGGCCAGCTATGGCATGCAGCTATCAAGCACCCGTATCGATCCAGATGGCCTGCTTTCATTGGCAACTACACTGGCAAGCCGCGGTGATAATTTTGATGCGATCTATGACGCTCAGCAACCATGCTGGGAATCTTTATCTCAAATTGCACGTTGCGGTAGGGCATTACCTTATATCCAAGGCGGCGCAGTCTATATTTCTCGCGATAGTGCGGAAGTGACGCCGGTTGCCATGTTCACCATGCGCAACATTGTCAAAAACACATTCAAGCTTTCGTATCTATTCCCGAATGAAGAGACGGCTGATGCTGTAGATATCGAGTATTGGGACAACGGTACGTTTCAGCCAAAGCAGGTACGTGCAGCGCTGCCTGGATCAACGGAATCTACTGTTGCAAAACGTCAGTTGTTTGGATGCTCTGACCGTAACCACGCCTGGCGTGAAGGTATGTATATGGCTGCCGCTAATCGCTACCGCCGTCGCATGCTGTCATTCCAGACTGAGATGGAGGGATTTATTCCTAGTGTCGGCGATCTGATTGCTGTGCAACATGATATGCCGCAATGGGGGGTGTCTGGCGAGCTTACTGCATGGGATTCTACCAACATGATTGCGACGCTATCTGAGCCAGTGACGTTCGGTGCGGGCATTCATTACATGGCAATGCGTAAGAGAGATGGTTCTGTGGACGGGCCAATTGCCGTGACTGCTGGCGTGGATGCCTATCACGTAGTTTTCACAGTGGCGCCAGGTATTACGCCTGATATTGGTTTAACCAGGGAACGCACGCACTTTGCATTTGGCGCAGCTGATGCCATGTATATCGAGGCGAAAGTGCTTGGCATAAAACCGCGTAGCCTGGAGCGTGTGGAGATTAGCGCTGTAGTGGAGTCAGATGCTGTGCATACGGCGGATACAGGTACTCCGCCAAGCGAGACTGCGTGGCAGCTTGAGACGCGCATCACGGTTCCTGAAATTGCAGGGTTGATGGCACGCTCTGACCCGAATGCGGCAGAAAAGATGTTTTTATCCTGGCAGCCTGCAGCGGGCGCAGATCACTATCTGATTGAAGTGTCTGATTCCGGCAATGGCTGGACGCGGGTAGGCGAGACCTCCGTTGCAAATTACACCACTGTTGCACCCTATGGCGCACGAACACAGGTGAGGGTGGCCGGTGTTGGTGCGGTGCGCGGCTCGTGGGTAGAGATTAATTACGGCAGTAATGCTGCTTATATGTACAGCGGTACCGATAGCAACCTGATGTGGGATGCAGTCGATACCACTTTAATGTGGAGATATTAAAATGCCAACACCATTACCAGCCGCCACAGACTTTACCGGTGCGGCCGTCACCGAAGGCGGGTTTAAGACGGCAATGACCAACCAGCGTGCATTTCTGGCTGGCTTATTAGGGACTACAGGCAGCGTGGATGCGGCACATGCTGCGCTTGGTACGCTTGGGGGGCAAGTAGTTACCAAGACATCTGCTTATGCAGTAGTCGCCGCAGATCGGGGCAAAATTATAGACTGCAGCGGGTCATTTACGCTGACGCTGACGGCAGCAGCTACGCTTGGTGCAGGTTTCAGCTTTATTGTAGTCAATACCGGAGCAGGCACCATTACCATTGATCCAAATGCATCGGAACTTATCAATGGTGCAGCTACGGAAACTGTTACTGCGGGTAATTGGGCAATTATTACCTGCAATGGAACCAGCTTCCGGAGTCTTGAATCTGTCGCTCCGACAGCAGCTACCCCGTCATATACCTTGCTTGGAACTCTTACGACTACCAGCGGAACAACGCAAACGTTATCTGGTTTAACACTTACAGATTACGTGTCGTTATATATTGTGATTAATGGAGTGTCATTTACAGCAGGTTCAATAACAATGACATTGGGAGGCGTGGCATTTTGTGTTGCCACTGGTCTTGCAGCGAATGCTATTGATGGATTTTCTACTCTGAATTTGACAAACGGAATTTTTAATACCACTTCTGCAGTAATTGGTGCATCCCCCAGCGTGACTGTTGGTGATACGTCATATTCTACATCAACAACATCTATCACATTCGCAGGCGGCACGTTCGATGCCGGTTCAATTAAAGTCTACGGAGTTAAATGATGACAACACAATACGTTCACGTAATTACTGATGCGCTAACAGGTGAAACAACTGAGGTTCCATTCACTCAGGAAGAGATCGATGCTGCGCAGCCTTCGCTTGATGTACTTAAATCTGAATGCATCGAAGCAATCAAGCTCAAGCGCGATAAGTTGACGCTATCAGGCGGCCATAAAATTGGCAATTACTGGTATCACTCCAATGAGATAAGCCTGATTCAGCAGCTTGCGTTAAATGGGATTGCTAATCAAATGAGCTTGGCTGGCTCAGCAGATGATGTAGCCATCATTGCCACGCCTTGGAAAACATTGAGCGGTGAATATGTAACCCTTACTGTTGGCATTGCAAAGCAGTTTGTGCAGTCGGCACTGACGCAGCAAGGGGCGCTATTTTCAGCAGCACAAAGCAAAATTGGCGAGGTTAACGGTCTGACTACGGTTGAACAGGTGCAGGCGTATGACGTTGATGCTGGATTTACTGCTGTTTATCAATGATGAAATTACTTTTCACCAGGCGTAGGCATATCGGCTCATGGTTTATTCGCTTTGTAACATGGAGCGAGTACAGCCATGTTGATATTGTGCTGCATGACCAATTCCTGATCGGCGCGATTGCTCCGGATGGCGTTGTGCTGCATAACATAGATGACCGCCTGGCAATGGCCTCTAAAGCATTGGTGATGGAGTTGCCGGTTAAATCATTTGATGATGCAAAGAACTTTGCACTATCTCAGGTTGGTAAGCGCTACGACTGGTGGGGGGTGATTGGAATTGGATTGAAACGGAACTGGCAAGATGATGATAAGTGGTCGTGTGCGGAATTGGCTGCTGCAGCAGCAAAGCATGCTGGGCAGAAGCCTTTTGATAGCAAGTTTTATCATCGAATCACGCCTCAGCATTTGCTTATGCTCAATTTTGAGAAGGTGAAAATTAAGTAATTATTAATGATTTAAGCGCCAGTCAATAGGCGTTAATTAACAAAAAAGAAAGGTACAAAAAATGCCAGATCCAGTTACACATGCAACAAGCCCTTGGTTGGTGGCTTTTCTGACTGCAATCACCAGTACGTTTTTCGACTTGCCGCTAGGTGTAATCATCACTGCATTTGGTGGTGCCTATTGGGCGGTGTACAGGAATAGCGCATTAAAGGTTAGCAAATCAATATGGTTAATTATTCTCTCGACGTTTATTGCATGTGTAATGGTTCATGGAATTGTTTGGATATTTCACTCATGGATGGATATCAGCAACATTCCTCAGCGCCCGGTGGCGTTTATTCTGGGATTTGCAGTCATTGATAAGCCGTTTAGGGATTGGTTAATCCAGCTGATTGCATCCAAATATAATTTACTAGAGGTGAAGAAATGACCTTTGAATTTTTCGCAACGATTTTAATAGGCATCTATATTGTTGTTGATGCTATTTACCTGGCATCAGAAACAGATGGTGAAACCAGATATTGCATGATTGCCAAATATGCCGGCGCTGCCATGAGTGGTGCTTTTCTGGTGCTTGAGTCTCATGATGGGTTGAGTCTTTTATTTGGAGGAACGCTCGCATTATTTATGTGGCCAGAAACGTATTTCAGGTTATTAAGCTATTTGCAGACAAACAACCCGAAAATTCACCGGTGGTTATTGTGTAGAGTCAAGAATACATCGCGCAGAAGGATTGATCATGAAGCCACTTAAATCCTGCAAGCTGCGAACAGCCGGATTAGCAAGCGTCAATAGTGCAAAATTTGGTATGGTGCGTAAAAATGCAGACGGTACTCCACGCGCACATCAAGGTATTGACCTGCAAGCTAACCGAGGCGATATGGTGCTTGCTGTAGGTGATGGCGTGATTGTTGGAGTAAATCTGGGTCTTGATGGGTACGGCTACACAATCACATTAAAACTTAACGATAGCGGCCTGTTTGCATTTTATGCGCATCTAAGTGAAATTTCAGTTAAAGCCGGTGATCCCGTGACTAAAAGCCAGTGGATTGCCAAAACAGGTAGTACGGGCAATGCTAAAGGCATGGACACAATCTCGCGTGGTGGACACCTGCACTTTGAAATGCGTATTAAGCAAAGCGTTGGGCTGGGCTTATTTGGCAGGATTGACCCGTTAAAATTTGTGGAGTTAGACGATGCCTAAGATATTATTAGAGGCAGGGCAGGCTGCCTTTTATTGCAATGGATGCAATCGCGTACATAGTATTAATTTAACAATTGAAGGCATGCCTAAATGGGGGTTTAACGGAAGTGAAATAGCACCAACCTTTACGCCATCTATTTTATGTAGATATAAGCACCCTAAAGGTTATACCAATGATAATCCAGCTCCGGCAGATTTTAATGGTGAGATTGTTACGGATATTTGTCATTCATTCGTAACCGATGGCCGCATTCAATACCTAAGCGACTGCACGCATGATCTTGCCGGACAAACAATAGGGCTACCTGAATTTAAATGGAGTGATGAAGATGAATCCAATTAATTTCATATCAGGGCTAAGTGCAAATATTAAGGCAGGGCTGATTGCCGTACTTGTGATAGGTGCGTTTATTGCCGGCTGGACTGTGCATGGCTGGAAAACTGATGCCGGTGTAACGCGTAGTGTTGGCCGTGACTTAAAAACCAGCCAGACGCTCGACGCGAAAGCCGAAAAAATCATTGAAACCAAACAAGCCAAAGAACAGGAGATTAAAATTGTATACCGAGATATTAAGCACGAAATACGTGAGCAGGCTGATGATCGTATTTGCTTCACTCATGATTCTTTGCAGTTGTGGAACGCCGCGATCACAGGTGCCGATAGTCATCGAGCCGAGCCTGCTGGAGAGG